TCAAAAGATTCAAGACTCTTACTACTATCAGGACTTCTCTTATGCTGTTAAGTCTTCTGTATCAATCGGTGATTGGAAAGATATTCTTATTAAGAACGTTCACCCTGCATCATTTAAGGTATTTGGTGAACTGAATCTAGAAGATTATGGTTATATTGCAAATAAAGAAATTGATTTTGAACTTACTAAGTCAGTTGAACTTACTAGAGAAGCAGTTGTACCAAATATTCAAAACTTTGCTTTAGCAGAACCCATTTATTCTGAATTTAATAATACTGAAGTATTATTCCGTCAAAAGAGACTTACATCATCTGAGAATATCTTAACTTCTGTTGTTCAAAGGTTAGATGATATTTCTGGTCAATTTGACGGTGTTAAGACTCAATTCCCACTTACTGTTAATAATGGTGAGAATGTTATTGCTAGTGGAGATCAACTTCTAATTGTTCTTAATGGTGTAGCACAAACTCCAAATACTTCTTTTGAAGTTCAGGGTGATTCTATTGTATTTGCAGAACCACCTAAACCACCCGCAAGTGTGAAATATGTAAGTGTCACTATAGCTGCACAGGCAACTAAGGATTTCGAACTTTCATTTACTAGTGGTATTTTCCCTAATATTGGTAATAGTCTTGTTGGTGTTGTTTCTACTGCTAGACTTACAGTAACTAGTGTTAGTGGTAATATAATCAGCGGATTTGTTACTCAGGGTACCTTTATTATTGGAGAGCAATGTCAAGTAGGTGCGACAGGATTTTCTGGTACTCTTAGTTCGGTTTCAAACGTAGCCAGCAATGGTTTATTCTTATTCAATGAGAAAGTTACTAATTTAGGTGGAGATACAGCAAAAGTAGAAACATCGAACCTTGAAACTGGACAAGAAACACCTGTAGCAAAACTTCGTTATAGTATCGGTGCTGCAACAACTGATATTGAGTTAGTAGCAAACACTTATGAAGGTGGTGTAGTTCCTGCTGGAACATTTACACTTAATGAGGATTATCAGATTGGTTCTGAAATTGTTACTGTTACTGAAGTTGTAAATGGTTCTGATTCAACAATTATTACTGTGATCAGAGGAGTTTCTGGTACTGCTCAAGTTTCTCAACAAGAAAATACTCCAATTTATTCAACAGAAATTTCTGTTACCGATACTCTTACTTTAAGTAAGACTACAGGTACATATCAGTCAACTCCAGGATTATATGATATTCAACTAGATGATTATATTATTGGTGCTAAGTCTGGAGTAGTTGCTAAGATTACTGCAACTAGTGCATATCAAGATCCAATAACTAATGAATTTATTGAACAAGTTAATATATCTGAAGGATCTTCCTTCTTTGGACTACTATTCAATAGATTGGCTTCTATTAGTTATCCAAATAAAGTTCTTGATAATATTTCCGAATCTCAAGTAAGTATTGTTGATTTTACTGATAATTTAACTGCCTTTGATTCTTCATTCCCACCTAGTGAAGGAATTAGTAATAATATTCTAATTTATGATAATGAAAGTGGTAATTTTACTGACGAAGAATTTATTAGAAACTATAAAGTTGATTATGGTGGAAATTCTGGTGGTGAATTTGGAAATAGTGATAAGATTAATGTTAATAAATTAACCTTTAAAGATTCTGTTGGAAGTGGATTCTTATCTCGTGGTCAAGTTATCAGAACAACTGATACTAAGGCAGAGATTGTTGGATATAATGCATCACAAAAAACTGCGTTTCTTGGTAAGATCGGTAGATCTTCATATGATGGAAACGATTACCATACAGCTACATTTGTTGGAAGTTCTCAACTTAACACTAATAATAAAAAATATGGTACTGCATGTCTAGCACTATCTCCTGGTGCATCAGCACATACTTTTGTAAGTGGTGTTACTGATGCGATTATTGCTAGTAACGGTGCTACAGGATCATTTACTGCTGCTACAGGAACTACATATGACCCATTTACAGGTGATATGGTTATTGAGATTGGTACTCATACTCTCACTACATCAAATAAAGTAACTATCACTGATGGTGGTGTTGTATTTACTTGTGCTCAAGATGGTAACACTGCAAATAAAGCATATCCTAGAGCAACTGATCCTTCATCTGGTCTTGCTCTCACAATTACAGCAGAGACAGATACTACAATTACAGTTAATGTTGGTGCAGTTGCTATCGATGGATATCTAACTGTCCCAACTTCTACCGAATTTGGATTTGGTACAGGAGCATTTACTATTGAATGTTGGATTAAATTGAATACTATTGCTGCTGGCAGTAAGACTATTTTTGACATGAGATCTGGTGCAACTGAACTTGCTCCTTATCTGTATGTTGATGGTGCGAATATTAAGTATTTCAATAATGGTAGTGTTACTATTACTGGTGCAACAAACCTTGTAGTTGGTACTTGGTATCATGTTGCTCTTAGTAGAAGTGGTACTGATACCAAGTTGTTCTTAAATGGTACCCAAGAGGGTAGTTCATATTCTGATAGTAGTGACTATGGTTCTACAAAACCAATTAGAATTGGTGGAGATTATGCTGGTTCTGCAATTACTACTGGATATGTTGATGATCTTAGAGTTTCTAATACTGCTCGCTATACTACAACGTTTACTGCTCCTGTAGGAGTTTTACAAGGTGATGCAGATGCAAAATTACTTATTCACTTTGATGGTACTGATGGACAAACTTATACTGAAGATTGGTCTGGTGGAGAATCTCTGACTACTGGAGAAGAATTTAATAACGATTCTATCTTAGAAACTACTCGTGCTATTGGTAGACACACTTATGATGGCGGTACTTCATCTAATGCCATTACAATTACTGCTGGTAGTGTTAATAAGGACGTAACTGACGCAACCTATGATTATGAAACAGGAGAGTTAGTATTAACAATTGGGTCTCATAGTTTTACAACAAGTGATACTCTTACTATTGGTGCTAATAAGTTATCCTTTACTTGTACTCTCGATAATAATGCTACATCACATACTTATCCAAGAACTACTGACCCTGCATATGGAACTGCTTTAGCAATCAGTGCTGTAACTGGTACAACTGTAACTGTTAACGTTGGTATTGCTTCTAAGGGATTTGCTAAGAAGACTCACAGATACTTAGATGCTGCTGATCTAATCCTTAAGAATAGTGATTTCATTAAGAAAGAAGTTGTCTATTCAATGAGACAAAGATATCCTGAGTTAGTAATCTTAGGAACTCGTTATACACCTACTGCTGCAACATACGATGCTGCCACTGGTTTATTATCAATGACAGTAGATGGTAACAGTTTAACAAATGGTGGAACAGTAACCCCAACAGGTGCAACTTATACTGCCACCACTGGTGTTATGACACTTACAAAATTGAACCATGGTCTTAAGAATGGTCAAAGGGTCAATATTAAAGTTGGTGGTGTTACATTTACATGTACAATGGATACTGGTGCTACTAACCATTCATATCCTCGTGCAACTGATCCTGTAGCTGGCGAATGGATACCAATTTCTAACGTAACTGATCACACATTCGATGTAAACATAGGTGCATCACCTCAGGTTACATATACACCAGTATCAGGAACAACATATGATCCTAATACAGGATTGATGGTTCTTGAAATTGGTGCTCATAATTTGACTGCTGGCACAAGTGTTAAATTAGCACCCAACTCACTAACATTTAGTTGTGGGTTTGGTGGTGCTTCTGGTCCTGCTGCAGAGAAAACATATCCTAGATCTAATGGTAATGATCCATTCTATAATACTTCAATCAATATTGAGTCAGTAACTGCGACTACAATTACACTCCAAGTATTAACAACTATTCCTTCCACAAATACTGATGCACATACATTTGTATCTGCAACATCTGGAGCAGTTATAACTGGTGGTAATTACACACATACATTTGTTTCTGCTCTTACTGATGGTGTTACTGTTGAGGGAGATAGAGTTAAGATTAATGATGGTGCATTATCATTTACTTGCTCAATGGATAACAACCAGTCTACTAAGACATATCCTAGAGCAACTGATCCTGCATCTAAACAGGTTGCCCTTCCAATTATATCTTCTAGCACTACTAATTTAACTGTTAATGTTGGAACTTCTCCATTAGTTAACTTTAAACCAACTGCAGCAAGTTATACTCCTGCAACTGGTGTTTTTGTAATGACGATTCCAAATCATACGATTAATGTTGGAACACAACTTAGATTAACTCCAAATTCATTTACATTTACATGTAACTATAATGGTGATGGTAACTCAACTCAAAAAACATACCCAAGAGCAAGTGGTGAGAATGGTACTGCTGGTGGGGCATCTAACAACACTGGAGTTGCTGATGCTGCATATAATACATCTCTTGATGTACTTGCAGTTGGAACAACAACTCAGGATGTCAGCACTGCGTCTTATGATCCTGCAACTGGTATTTTAACAATTAATACTGCTAGTGCTCATAACCTAGCAAGTGGTAATAGAGTTCAAATTGCTGATAATTCACTTACATTCTCTTGTGCTTTTGGTGGTGCAGGTGTTCACACTTATGTTGGTGGAACTGTTGCTGGTGCAATTTCTGTAACTGGTGCTGGTAATAAAGATGTAACGGGTGCAACTTATGATCCTGGAACTGGTGTATTGGTATTAACTAGTGTTGGTCATGGATTAACAACATCTAATACAATTAAAATTGCTGCTAATTCTCTTGACTTTACTTGTGATAAGGATCAACATAGTTCTACTCATTCATATCCTAGAGCAACAGACCCAATATACAATCTTGCTCAAGCAATAACTGCTGTAACTACTGATACTATTTCAATTAATGTTGGTGTTGCAACTGCTGGTAAGTCTTATCCTAGACAAACTGATCCTATTAGAGGTAAGTGGGTTGAAGTAACTATCGTTGATTCTGATACATTTACACTCGATATTGGAAAATCTATTAATGCATCTACACATGCATTTGTATCTGCAACTGCTGGTGCAATAATCAAGCAAACTGGAACAGTTACAATTAACGTAGGAACATCATCAGATACTTCTACACATAACTTCGTATCTGCTGCTGATAATGCAGTTGTTACTGGTGGTAACTATACTCATAAATTTGTTTCTGCTGTAACTGGTGGTGTTATTGCTGATGCAGGTGTTAATTGTGAAGATGATATTCGTGACTCATTGAATGCAATCGTTCAAGATCTTCGTAATGGATCTAACAGTCATATTTGGGATGCTGCATCTTATTACGTTGATAGAACTACAACTCCAGTACAAATTGCACAAATTGAACCAGCAGTTAAAGAAACTTTATTTGCTTATGAGAAAGTTGATGATATGCTTGAGTACATCATCACAAATACTCTTTGGCCAGTTCAGGGTGATCATGGATTGACACAGAAGACTGATACTACAATTACAGATTCTACTTATCCTTCAGGTGTTCATTCCTTTGTAAGTGGTGTTACTAATGCAATTACTGCTGGCGGTGGAGCATCTGGAACCTTTACTGCAGCAACAGGAACAACATATAATCCTGTAACAGGTATTATGGTTATTGAGATTGGATCACATAGTTTAACAACTGACAATACAGTTACTATCGCTAATGGTGGTGTGACCTTCACTTGTGATGCTGATAATTATACACTAGAAACTGCTTATCCTCGTGCTTCTGACCCTGCATCTGGAACAGCTCTTCCTATTATTGCAGAAACTGCTACCACAATTACAGTTAATGTTGGTGCAGCAGTAAAAACATATACTCCTACTAGTGCAACTTATAATGCAGGAACAGGTGATATGGTTCTTACTATTGGATCTCATCAATTAACAACTTCATCTAGAGTTGATATTGCACTCGGTGGCATTACATTCAAGTGTCAGATGGATGGAAATGAAGCTAATAAATCATATCCTAGAGCAACTGATCCTGCTGCCAATGCTGTTCTTCCAGTTACTGCTGTAGGAGAAACTAGACATACAATTACTGATGGTGCTTACAACCCAACTACAGGTGTGATGACACTTACAATTTCTAATCATGGATTTGAAGCTGGTGATCGCATTAAGATGGATGATAATTCTATTACATTCAGTTGTGCATTTGGCGGTGCTTCTGGTCCTGCTGCACAGAAGTCATATCCAAGATCATCTGATCCAATTAGCGGTAAGTATGTACCTATTTCTAACGTTACTACTAATACCTTCGATATTCAAGTATTAGATGTAGTTCCTTCCACAAATACTGATACACATTCATTTGTATCTGCAGTTGCTGATGGATTAGCACATCAAGACGGAACTATTACAGTTAATGTTGGTGCTTCTGCTGCTAAAGATCAATATATTCATACATTCTCTAGTGCTATCCATGGTGCTGTTAGAGTTCTAAACTTCAATACAGGTGATTGTGCTGATGTATACTCTACTATCGGTAACTTGATAGATGTCCTCACAGATACAATTACTAACGCATCTGCAGCAACACCTGTAGATCATCTTGCAACTATTAGCAAACTTCAACCTATAGTAGAATTCCAAGGTGGAATAATTGATGCATTGAATAAAGTAGAGCTTGATATTTCATATCACGATAGTGCAACTAATGTTCTTTATACACCTCGCATCGATCCACCTTCACAAGATAGGTTCCGTGATGCTGCGAACTTACTACGTGAAAATAACTCTGTTATTGTTGATAAAGCAGCATTTGATATGCTTGATAGATATCCTGATCTATCAAATGATATGCCTAGAAATGCTGATGGAAGTGGTAATGGTACTCTAAGATGTAAGACTGATTTGGGACTTGTTGTTGAAGGTATTGCTAAAGATATTGAATATGGTGGTAATAAAAATACTTTAAGAGCTGCTAAATTCTATGTTGACAATAAGAACGAAATTCAACATATTAGATTACAACTTCCACAGTCAATTTATGCTCATGAGAGACTTGCACATTATATGAAGCAAGCGGTAAGTGGTGATTTAAATTATGATAATACTGATAATATTATTACTGGTGACTGGGGAATTACTAATGATACTCCAGGAGCACAGTTTAATGTTTCTGCTGCAACCTATGATGTTGCATCTGGCGATTTAACCATGAATATTGGAACACATCAACTTCCTGCTGGAAGGATGATCCAATTAGCAACCAATTCATTATCATTCAGTTGTACATATGGTAGTGGAGTTCATACTTATGTTGGTGGAATAGTTAAGTATGCTAATACTGGAGATCATACATTTGTATCTGGTGTTACTGATGCAATTTCAGCAGATATTGGTGGACCATTTACTGCTGCTGCTGGAACAAATTATGATCCAACCACAGGTAAGATGGAGGTCTTTATTGGTACTCACAGTCTTACCACTACAAATACAGTTGTTATTGCTGATAATGGCATAACATTTACTTGTACTAAGGATGGTAATACATCTAACCATGCATATCCAAGATCAACTGATCCTGCATCTGGCAAAAACCTTGTTATTACTGCAGTTACAGCGACTTCATTTACAGTTAATGTTGGTATTGCTAATGCACTTATGGTGACTGGAGCAGACACCGTTCACACTTATAATGGTGGTACTTCATCCAATGCTATTACTGTAACTGGTGGATCTCAGTTTGATGTTACTAATGCAGTTTACGATCCTCTTAGTGGTCAGTTAGACTTGAATATTGGAACTCATACTTTACCAGCTCCTACTACACATACTGCAGAATCTGGTAGTACATATAATCCAACTACAGGTGTTATGACCTTGGAGGTTAGTGGTCATAACTTCTCTAATGGTGATCTAGTTTATCTCGATGATGGTGCTATAACCTTTAGTTGTACATATGGTGCTGGCAATCATAATTATACTGGTGGACCTGCAGTTGGTGCTGTAACTGGTGGTGGTAACGTATTTAACGTTACTGATGCTGATTACAACCCAACAACAGGTGTAATGGTATTAACCATTGGTGCTCATAGTTTAACAACTTCTGATGTAGTAATAATTACTGCTGGTTCTTTAGACTTCCAGTGTGATTTGGATAATTATGGATCAACTCATTCATATCCAAGAACAACTGATCCTTCGTATAATACTGAAATTGCTATTACTGCTGTTGGTGCTGATACTATTACAGTTAATGTTGGTGCTAGCTCTGCAGGAACTGCTTATCCTCGTGCTAATGATCCTATTAGTAATAAGTGGATTCCTATCTCTGGTGTTACCACAGATACTTTTGATATTCAAGTATTAGATGTCATACCTTCCACAAATACAGATCCACATACATTTGTAAGTGGAGCAACAGGTGCTATTAAGAGAGCAGCAACTACTATAACTATTGGTCAAGATAAGTTATCATTCACATGTGGAATGGATAGCAATACTGCTACTAAGACTTATCCAAGAGCAACTGACCCTGTATTTAATACAGCAATTGCAGTTAGTGCAGTTACAGCAACTAATATTACAGTTAATGTTGGTCAATCTTCAGGATTTGTAATCAGTGATGTTGATTATAATCCTACTACTGGTGACATGGAAATGACTATTGGAAACCATGCACTAACAACCAGCAATACGGTAACTATTGCTCCTGATGTATTGGCATTTACTTGTGATGCTGATAATCATCAAACAACACACACTTATCCAAGAACAACAGATCCTTCATACAATACTGCAATTGCTATTACTGGCGTTACAGCAACTTCAATTACAGTTAATGTTGGTGCTGCATCTGGTGGTCAGACTAAGACATATCCTCGTTCAACTGGTGCAGATTATGCATATCAGAGAGATCTTAAAATATTATCATCTACAGCAAATACTATTACAGTAAATGTAACTGATGGCAAACCAACTTCTATTGATTCTCCACATACATTTGTTTCAGCAATTGCTAATTGTGTAACAGTTCCTGGTAATTGTGCTAATGTTAAGGATGCAATTGATACTCTGATCACAACTGTTAATGACATCATTGCTCCTACTGGAAGTGATTATGATATTGGTGGTAATAGACTTTACTTTAATAGAGATTACATCACTCAGGAAATTGCTGGTAAGCAATCTGCCCTTGGGTTACTTGGAACAGAACTTCAATACACAATTGATAGCGGAACTTTCTCTGCATTAACTTATGACATTTCAGATTATAGAACTTATATCGAAGAGTTTATAATTGCTGCAATTTCAGATCTTCAAACAGGTGGTAATAATAGTGTTATCACTCAAATGGAAAAATTCTTGGATGCAACTAAGAAAATTGATTCTGGACTAGGTGATGAACTATATGCATTCTTCTTTGCTCATGAATTAATAAAAACATTATCTGAAAAAGCAATTAAGAATTTACTTTACGATAATGGAGATATTGTATCTGGTGATCAATATGCAGCAACACATACAACTATTGCTGCAGTTAGAGATACAGAAACTCCTACCAATATTGATGAAGTTTGGTATAGAATGAGAGATCTCATTGACTTTGGTTTAGATACTCTATTCCCAGGAGATATTGAAGCACGTAGCGTAGTTAAAAATGTTCTTTATAATAAAAATTACTATAAAGCAGAAATCCAATCTTTAGTTACCAGTCAATTTGGTTCTAATACTTGGTTATATAACTCATTTATTGACGATATTGTTAATAACATTCAATATGATTATATTACTTCTGATACAGTTGACACACAGACAGCGTATACTCTTGACTTTAGTGCAGTATCTGGTAGTTTTGTTGTTGGAGAAACCATTACCGACAATTCCACAACTGCTATTGTTTTATATTCTTCTGGATCTAGAATGATTATTGGAAGTGTTATTGGAACATTATATACAGCAGGATCTAATTTAACTGCACCTGGTTCTGGTTCTACTGCTACAATTGCTACTGGTGGTATTACTGCAGCACATGAATGGTATAACAATTACAGTAATGTAAAGACTATTGAAAATGCTAAAAATAGCGTATCTTCTTTAATTCAAGGTTCTATTAATAATACTAATCTTTGGGTCAATCCTGAAGTGTTTGATCAAAATTGGGCAACATCTCTTGTAACAGTTACTGCTAATGATGCAATTAGTCCAGATTCTACACTAACATCTGAAAAAGTTGTAGTTGCTGCAAGTGCTGGTGAGCATAAGATTGAAAGAACTTACAATTTAACATCATTTGACACCTTTGATGTTGATACAATTAAATGGGATTCTGATACAGAAACATTTGATACTGGTGCTAATAATGCAACACAAAGATTCACATCTTCATTCTTTGTGAAACAAGGAGAAAATAATCGAGTTAGATTTACAGTATTCTTAGATTCTGGAACTGAAAATGCACAGTTTAGTGTAAATCTAAACACAGGTGAAGTTGGTAGTCTCTTTGCTACTAGTGGTATAAATGTTTCTGCACATGGATCTATTCCTCTTGGTGATGGATGGTATAGATTATACATGACGGTAGATGTTGGATATGGATTTAGTACTCTGAAAAATAGAATTAGTGTTCTTAGCAATACTGGTTTATTAGATTGGACTGGTGATGGTACAACTGGTTTATATCTTTGGGGTGCTAAACTTACTACAAAATCACTGGGAACATATGTTTCTGTTCTTGGAACTGAATTCTATACAAATGCAGAGTATAATATCAAAACATTTGCATTAGATCTTTTGAGAGTGTATATGAAACAAGCACTCAACAATACTTTGGTAAGTCCATCACCATCTGCAGGTTTCTATCCATTCTATGATAGTGCTAGTGCTGCATATTATAATACAGATACAGCGATGGCATTAATTGGATCTAGTTTGGATATAATTTCTGGACAATTGAAAGATAATGAACATTACACTACAATTACTGGAAATAATGCATTACCTACATTAACTAAATTCTATGGTGATATTGTTGTTCCTGTTGGAATTAGTGGTGAAATAGTTCAATCTGATTATGCTTACTCTGTTACATCTGATGTCTCTGCAGAAATTCAACAACTTACTTTAAATGAAGCAAAGGTTGCTAAAGTTTATCAGAGATTTACAATTGATGGAAATATTACAGATGGTCCATTCACAATGAATGAATCTGTACAGAAGCAAGGTGATTCTGGAATTACTGGTGTTGTATATGGTTTCCATGAAGATGATAATTATAAGTATCTCGATGTTGCTGTAACCGCAGGAACATGGCAAGTTACGGATGTAATTCAAGGTATAGCAAATACAACACTTGCACAAATTAGTGCAATTGAAAATAGAATGCATCTCATTGATGTTAAAGGTAACTTTGCTGAAAATGTTGCATTCCAAGGATTTACAAGCAACAAATCTGCAGAACCTGTTTCTTATACTGTTAATTTTGCAGCAGTTCTTGATAATACTGGAGGAAAACTAACTGTTGATACAGCATCTCTTCTTGGATCTCTTGAAACAACATCTGTTGTTTATCCTAATTCTTCTAAAATATACTTAGATGTTAAGAAAACTAGTGGTCTTGATGTTAAAGTAGGAGACAAAGTTGCATCTATTGGTCATGTGAGATTGACTGTAACTGTAGATTCTAATTTAACTACTTTCACTGTTGGTAATAGACTTTATCGTATCGTTAATGGCGGTCAGGATACTGATAATTATGGTATTATAACTGAATATGATTCAGTCAATAATTACATCTATTATGTTCCTGTTGAAGGAACAATAGGATCTAGTGATACTGTTGGTGATTATTCAACTAGTAATGTAACCTTAGTTGGAAAAGCCGATGTTATTGGAGATTTGACTGTTGCTGGTGCAGCTTCTGGTCGTATTCAGGAAATTCGTGATATTTCTATTAATAAGAGATTATATCTCACTAACGTTAATGGAACCTTTAGTGGAAGAGATGGTCTCCGAGGAGGAGATAATTATAGATCTGCATCTATTGGTAAAAAAGTTCTTAAAGCAAGGACTAAGAGATTCTTTAAGGGATTTGATGGAACTCAAACCATATTCAATTTAACTACTGCTAATGGTCAGCAATACCTTCCTGATCCTGATGGTCATATGATGATTTTTGTGAATGGTATTTTACAACCTCCTGGTGCAGGAAATGCATATACAGCATTCTCTGATAAAATTCAGTTTAGTGAGGCACCTGAACTTGGTGCATCGTTTACAGGATTCTATCTTGGTAAATTGAGACAATTGGATGATATTGGATTTGAATTTGATTCTTTACGTCAATCATTCAACCTTAAGCGTGATGATATTTTCTACTCGCTTACACTTACTGATGGTGTTCAATCGTCTACTATTCGACCAGAAAATAATATTATTATTTCTGTTAATGGTGTTCTTCAGGAACCTGGTGTTGGTTTTGAACTTGTTGGTTCTAGAATTATATTCTCTGAAGTTCCTCGTTTTGGATCAACATTTGTAGGATTCTCTTATGTGGGTTCTGAGGCAGACGTTGATGCTGATGTAGTTGTACCACCAGTTGAAGCAGGAGACTTTATTGATATTGAAGGTGAGGTAAGTGACCGTGAAGTTGCTGTTATTGAATCTTCAAACTCATTGATCACATTTGATTATCTTGGATCTGTCTTTGGACAAAATGCAAATGCAACGGCAGTCTTAACTAGTGGATATATTGAAAGGGTTAGTGTAACATCTGGTGGATCTGGATATACATCTAGACCCGTTGTAAGATTAGATTCTATCTCTGGATTTGAAGGTCAGGTGAAGGCACTTGTTGGTATTGCAGGAGTTACGGTTACTAATGTTGGTTCTGGATATCAAGATCCTGGAGTCGATGTTGAAACAACAGTTCCTTCAGATTGGACTCCACCAGATCTTTCACTATATGGTGAAGAACTAGTAGATCCAGAGATCCTATAAATAACTAAAAAAAGTAGTGAGTAATGGCTAAACAATCCCTAAACATTGGTACTACAGCTAATGATAATACAGGTGATACGCTAAGAAGTGGCGGTGATAAAATTAATGATAATTTTAATGAAATATATACCGCCCTTGGAAACAATGCTTCATTAAGCATAGATCTTTCCAATCCAGCTACTGGCCAAGTATTGAAATTTAATGGTACTAATTTTGTTGCTGGTAATTATAATGCGTTAACTTCTGCATTAGATGTTGCTGGAAATAGTATTATTTCTTCTTCAAATGGAAATATTACTATTGCTCCTAATGGAAATGGAGATGTTCTTATCACTGCTGGAAGTCAAACTGCTACCTTTGACGGTGCCACTGGAGGTGTTAGTGTAGGATCAACTATTTCCTATAAAAACGAGTATAGTGCTCTTGGTAATGCACCTGCAGCTACTAATACTGGTTATTTCTTTACGGTTGATGGTGATGATAATCCTTATGTGAATATTAACATCACTGCTGGTGGTGCTGGTGATGTAAGAGCAAAACTTATTACTGAGTATTCTAGTGTTGATCTTTTAACTGATATCGATATTACATCCACTCCAATTGCAGATGGACAAGTTTTAAAGTGGAGTTCTAGTGGAAGTAAGTTTATTCCTGGTGATGATGCTGCTGGTGCTAGTTTACAAAATTTATTTGCCTCGGTTGCTGGTGATACTGGATCTACAACTGCCAATTCCGTCACAGACACACTTACTATAGCTGGTGGAAATGATATTGTAACTTCTATTTCTGGTGATACAGTTACAGTTGCGTTTAATGGAACTTTAACTTCAACTTTTGCTGCATTAACTGATACTGATGTACCTGCTATTACTCAGGGAGATTCTTTATATTGGAATGGAACTGACTGGGTTGTAACTCGCAGTCCTATGACTTGGTGGGAATTGGGTGCTAGTGGTGCTAGTCACTTCACATTTAACGGTCCTGGATTTGCTGCAGCTACAGAAGATCCAACATTGTATGTTATGCGAGGCATGACATATGCATTTGATAATGGTGCAAATGGTACTAACCACCCATTTAGAATTCAAAGTAGTCAAGGATTGAGTGGTACTCCGTATACAGATGGTCAATCTGGTAGTGGAACTAGTATTCTTTATTGGACTGTTCCTATGAATTCTCCAAACGTTCTTTATTATCAATGCACTGTTCATTCTCTTATGAATGGCACTATCAATATATTAAATTAATATAAATGACTAGAACTGTTCCAGGTACAGGTGCCTCCATCAAACCAATTTTTGATGAGAATTTTGGTGTACGTGCAGTACGAGTATTAGATGGTGGATCTGGATATGACTTAGCAAATCCACCACGATTAACTATAACTGGTTGTGGCACTCCAGATCAGGAAGCATTACTGTATCCTATTATTGATACAGATTCTGGACAAATTATTCATGTAAGAGTTCTTGAAAGAGGTCGAGGTTATGATCCTCTAAGATTGCAGTTTTTCCCAGAACAAGAAACACCAAATGTTATAAATTCTTTTGATGTTAATAGAATTTGGCAAGATCATCCAAACTCTTTAATTTCAGGAACTTTTAGTGCAGATACAGATAGACTTCGTATACAATCTGATAATCACCCTAAACCCACTTATATTCAAGAAGAAGCAGTACCTGGTGGTGGACCATTAATTGATAGAAGTTTTGATCAAACATTTATCTATAGAGGAGGTAAAGATGTACCTCATCCTACTGTTAGGACAGAACAAGATAATAAAGTACTCGGTATTTTTGCTAATGGTGGTCTTTTACATACACCAGAATGGGGATCTACAGGAAATGCACCAACTAACTTTGCCATTGATTCAGTAAAATATGATTATGTTAAAAGTAATAGTGTTTATGATACTGTAACTGAAGGAAATGTAAGATATTATCATTCAAATAAAACTCTTGATGAATTTAAACTTGGAAATGGTGTTTTTGAATGGGGAAAACTAAAACAATTTACATGGAACGTAAAGGTTGAAACTGGTAATGTTGCTTTAGATGTTACAAATGTTGATGAAACACTAGGAACAGTTGCTGTAGGTAGAACTATTGATGAAATTGGTGGTAATGCCTCTGGAGAAGTTTCTAAGGTAGTAAGAGATGGTAGTAATGTTGTAACTAGAATTTATTTGAGACAACTTACTGGGTCTTCTTTCTCTAAGAATGATTTATGTTTAGGTTCTACAGGATTTTCATTTAAAATTTCAGAGGATCCATATACTTTTAATGCATATTATATCGACTTTGGTGCAGATGCAGCAAAGTTTGGTACTTTTACACCAGGAACATATTATTTTGCTCCAGAAAATATTACAGTAAAAAGGAATTATTTGATTAAATTTAATCAATCAGATTCTACTAATAATAATCATCCAATTAGGTTCAGTACAACTGCTGACGGTACACATAACGATACTCCAGGAACTCTTTATTATACAAGTACTGGAGCGTCATCGAATCCAGCAGCAGATTATGAAAATGAATATGCTCCTATATTCATAATGAATGCGGATGAAACGAATAAAATTTACTACTACTGTAAGAATCATCCAAATATGGCTGGTTCTTCTGGTGATGAAGGATATATGATTCTCAGTACAGATACTAGTGCTGAGACACTAACCAATAATTATTATGTTGAAGATTATTATGGATCTGGTGGAACTTTAGATTATAGTCGTCGTAGTGATGGACACTCTAAAATTCTTGGTATGTCCTATGATGGATATCCCATTTATGGTCCTTGGGGATATAATTCCAGTGGTACTGCTGTAAGACAAGTATCTTCACATCGATTAAGAACTACTGCAGAACTTCCTGGTGCAAGACCTGCTGTAAATACGACTGGTACAACCACTTATAATGTAACAGTTTCTAATGGAGAATTTTTATTTGGTGGTTCTAGACCTAATTTCTTATCTTTAGGTAGAGGAAAAACTTTCATTTTCAATCAGGATGATGCTTCTAATAATGATGAGTTTTTACTATTTTCAGAAACTGATGGTGGATGGCATCCTTCTAGTAGTATTGGAACCACTTCATATTTGTATGAATTAGGTGTCACATATACATTAGATGGTTCTACAGTAACTTATGCTGCATATATTGCAGGATTTAACGCAGCAACTCAAAGAAGAATTCAAATTGTTGTTCCAGCAACAGCACCTGATGCTTTATATATTTTTGGATATCAAACTAGTGGTCTGGGATTAAGAACTGTTCAAAGTGGTTATATTTTAGGTGATTTAGTACAAGATTATATTCACGATTCTAGTGTTGGAACTCTTGATGAATTTAATGGAAAGTTTGCAGTAACTCCAGACTATCCAAATGGTACATATGCATATTTTATGACAGAGGATAGCAGTGGAAATCCTGTTTATCCATATGTTATTGGACGTAAATTTTACGGTACACCACTATTTGAGGGAGATTCTGTTCCAGAAGTTCTATCAGATTTTCCTGATGGTGCTGCTGGAGATGTTGTGCTTGATGATAGTGGATCAATAGCTTATGTTAAGATGACCAAGAATGGTGATAATTATTATAATACTACAAAGGCAAGAATATTAGGTGGTGAAGGATCTGGTGCTACTGGAACATCTACAGTGCAGACAGTTACAGGTTTAACATTATTAAATTCTGGTAGAAGTTATAGTAGTGCTCCCACTATGGTTTTTGAAGGAGGAGGAGGTCAGGATGCTCAAGGATCTGCAAAAATCGATACTACTGGAAAGGTTACTTCAATTGCTATTGCAGATCCTGGAGAATTCTATCAGGAACCTCCATATGTTCTTTTGACTGGTGGAAGTGGTATTGGGGCAAAAGCAGTTGCTACAATTGATCAGGGTCAGATTACAGGCATTACTGTAACTGATCAAGGTGGGGGTTATAATACTCCACCAAATGTAATATTTACGAGATTGGTAAATCTTAAACGTAAGACTAGAGCTCGTCAGGCATATAATGCTAAAAATATTTACTTGACTGGTCTTACTAAAAATGTAACTACATCTGCTAGTGAAATTTATGTATCAAATACTGGTGCTTTTCCTGGATCTGGTGAATTTATTTTAGACTATGAAACTATTGCATATACTAGTAAAACAGATGAAAAATTTGCTGGTATTACTAGAGGTGTAAACTTTAATTATGACCAGAGGGTTATTCTTGATGATGGTCAAAATGATGATAGTGGTATTTCTACATATAAATTCAATATTGGTGATCGAGTAATTCGTAGAGTTGAAAGTGCTAGTAATAAAGTTGCTAAAGTTTATGATTGGAATGCCAGCACTAGAGAACTATTATTAACATTTGAAATTGACGAATTAGCATTTATTGATGGTGGTATTCCATCTAGTGAAGAAGCTACAGTTCAATTTGATGCTGGTGTTGCTGGTTCTTCTGGTGCTATTGATTCTCCACATGTTGTTCTTACTGTATTAGGATCTACAATTATAACTCTTACAAACCCAATTTCAACTCTTCAGGATAAAGAATTACAAGATATTCTAGAAAATGAGGGTGCTGGTGATGGTATACCTGATCTAGTTAATACATCAACTGAGTATGAGAACCAAATTAGTTTGGATGGTGGTATTTACAGTTCTCTTTATGGTATTGAAGAAACGCAAGGTGGAACAAATACTACATTATTACAAGTTGGTGATAGCGTCAAAGATGCTAATGTACCATTTAGATATGCAAACATTGCCATAGCAGGTGGACTTAGTGAAGGAAGAGAGCACAATGCTCTTGTTAATATAACTTTGGATGCTTATGATGGTAATGGTCAAAACTTTAGTGTTAATGAAATTGTTACTGGAGATACATCTGGTGTTAGAGGAACAGTAGTTTCTTGGGATGCATCAAATAAAGTTCTTCAGTTAAAGGATGTCACTGCATTCAACACTGGTGATGTTAATGTTGGAGAAGCTGGATATCTATATAAATTTGCTGAGAATAGCACGATTGTTGATGTCGTAATTCAAAATGCAGGAACAAACTATTCCGCAATACCAACAGTGGCATTTGAATCTATCGGTGATATACAGGCAACAGGAACAGTTACTATGACAGTTGCTGGCGACCAAGTTGCAGGAATTACCATTACAAATGGTGGATATGGTTATGTGCAGAGTGTAGACAACTCATATAATATACACCCAACAATTACATTCACTAATGCTGGTGGAGATACCACAGGTTCTGGTGCTGTTGGATATGCAATTATGGGTGGTGAAAAGGTCTCTGGAAATAACGGAGCACAGTATAGAATTAAGAGCATTGAGTATTTATCAACCGTTCGTTCCAAATAGGCATAAATAAACAAGAGGACAATAGTACCTAGGACATGGCAGCCCTATTAACTGATCAATTTAGAATTTTTTCAGCGAGGAAATTCATCAAAGCACTTGAAGGACCAGATGCAACTCAGAGCGATTCTGCAGCTGGTGCCAATCGAGATAGACTTTATGTTTTTATTGGAAGATCCCAACCTTGGGATAATGAGAACGCACCCCCACAAGCAGTGGATTCATTTTCAGAGTTTTCTAACTCATATGATGACATGATCTCTCTTAAGAGAGTTCTTGCTGCAGATACGGTTCAGGTTGTTCGTAGAATTGATTGGGTTTCTCCCGAAGAAACTACGGGTGGTTTGGGTTTTACTTATGACATGTATCGTCATAATTATTCTCCAACTAAAACTGCTTCCTCTGGTGCTACCAAATTATATGATGCAGACTTTTTTGTTGTGAATTCACAATATCAAGTATATAAATGCATTTATAATGGTACCTCACCCTCTGATCCTAATGGTAAACCTTCTACAGTTGAGCCTACTGGTACTAGTACCTCTATTATTACTACTGGCGATGGATATCGTTGGAAGTATATGTACACCATCCCTGTCGCTTCAGTCCTTAAATTCTTCTCTAATGACTACATGCCAGTCTTTACCAATACTGCGGTAAAAACTAATGCTGTTTCTGGAGAGATTGATACTGTTGTTATAAACGCTGCTGGTTCTGGATATAATAACGGAACTTATGATAACGTTGCTATTAATGGTGACGGTACTGGAGGTCGTGTTTCTATCGTTGTTGACGGTGGTAAGGTTACATCTGCTACTGTAACATCTGGTGGTACAGGATATACATTTGGTCAAATTAGTATTACTTCTATTACTGGTATTGGTACAGGTACTAGTGGAGAAGTTGATGTTGTTATTCCACCTCCAGATGGACATGGATTTGATTCCAGTATCGAACTAGGTGGTTTCCGTGTAATGATTAATGCTAAACTCTCATATGATGAGGGTGCAGGTGACTTCCCTATTGATAACGATTATCGTCGTATTGGATTGGTAACAAATCCATTAAAGTTTGGTACATCAGAACTTCTTGCAGATTTGACAGTTTCTGCTACAAAAGCAGTTATTTTCTCTCCAACTTTCCAAGGAAACTATGTTCCTGACGAGATTATTACGCAAACACGAGTTGTTGGAGGAACCAACGTTACTGCTCGTGCAAGAGTTATTTCATGGAATGCAACAACTAAAGTTTTGAAATATTATCAGAACTCAGTTGATGGTATCTTCCCTGAAGTTACTGGTACACAGAATGAGTTTGATGGATCTAACGTTATAAGTGGAGCAACTTCAGGTGCATCTGGTCAACCAGACGTAAACTTTCCTGCTGTTCCTAATTCTTCTTCAAGAACTATTAACAACACAGAGTATGATTTGGGTATGAGATTTACTAGTGGATATGCAAAAGCAGAAATTGAACCAAATAGCGGTCAGGTTGTTTATATAGATAATAGGAGAGCAATCAGTCGTGCAAACGACCAAGTAGAAGACATTAAAATCGTAATCGAGTTCTAACTCTAATGGCACAAAATACTAATCTAAACGTAACACCGTATTACGACGACTTTGATAAAGATAAGAATTTTTATCGGGTGCTGTTCCGTCCTGGATTCCCTATTCAGGCAAGAGAACTCAGTACAATGCAGAGTGTTCTGCAAAATCAGGTAGAGTCTGTTGGTACTCATCTATTTAAAGATGGTGCAATGGTTATTCCAGGTCAAGTAGGTTATGACTTGGATGTACAGGCAGTTCTTGTCCAAGAATCTTTCTTGGGTAGTGATGTTGAAACTTATAGAACTCAAATAACTGGAACTATTATTGAGGGTCTAACTACAGGTGTTAAAGCAAAGGTTTTATATAGTATTTCTGCCTCAGAATCAGAAAGAGGGTACATTACATTATATGTTAAGTACATCGATTCTGGTGATACTACATCTGATACTGGTTTAAAAACATTCCAAATTAATGAGCAGTTAATTACAGATAAAGAAATTACATTTGGTTCTACTCTGATTGAAATTGGAACTCCTTTTGCACAACTTCTTCCTGTTAACGCTACTGCTGTAGGTTCTACTGCATATATTAGTGAAGGTGTTTATTATATTAGAGGTCATTTTGTAAATGTCTCAGACAAGTATTTGATTCTTGATCAATATGGTAGTAATCCTTCTTACAGAGTAGGTCTTGAGGTTTTAGAATCTATTGTTACTCCTGAAGATGACGAATCTCTGAATGATAATGCCGCAGGAACTTCAAATTATTCTGCACCTGGTGCTCATAGATTTAAGATTCAAACACAGTTTGTAAAACGATTAATTGATGATGAAGCGGATAAAGACTTCATTGAACTTTTAAGAATTAATAATAGTAGAGTAGAAAATTTTGTAGAGAGAACTGAATATAGTGAGTTAGAAAAATCATTGGCTCGTAGAACTTATGAAGAGTCTGGTGATTATGTAATTGATACATTTAACGTTACGATGCGAGAGCATCTTAATGATGGATTTAATAATGGTGTTTATGTTAAAGGACAAGACTCTGATCAAGGTAATCCCGCAGATGACGCTAAATTAGCAATTGAGGTTTCTCCTGGTAAAGCATATATTAGAGGATATAGAACTAACTTTATCAGTCCACGATATGTTGATGTGGATAAACCAAGAGATTTTGAAACTCGTGAAAATGGTATTATCAATTTTAATCTTGGTAATTTTGTAAAAGTCTATGATGTCCATGGTTGGCCAGAAATATCTGGAGATGGTGTTAGTGATGCATATCAAACTCTGAATCTTTATGATGATTGGGCACCAAATGCAACGTCTTCTGTAAAGTCAGGTGCTAATAGAATTGGTAGATGTAGAGTAGTTCAGTTACAAAAATCTAGCAGTGCTTTAGCTGCAACATCACCATTTGGAATCGAACCATCTATTAATGGTGGTGTTTACGATCTTTGGTTCTTTGATGTTCAGATGTTTACAGTTCTGAATATTTCAAATGCAGTAACTTATACTGCAGGTACTAAAATTATTGGTAAAACTTCTGGTGCAACAGGTTATATTGCAGATACTGGAAATAATACACATTACATCTATATTGAGCATGTAAGTGGTGAATTCACCAATGGTGAAATTTTGTCTGTTAATAATAGAGATTCTGGAACCTTAGAGGCAGCACATACTTATCAATTAAGTGATGTTAGATCTTCTTTCGGTCTTGATGGTTCTAGTGCTGTTAGGTTTGGTGCAAACTGGATTCTTAACGATTCTCGTCCTATTGAATCTTCCACAGTAAATATTGATGAAACAACTGGTGATGTTCTTACTGTAGATACTATCGTTGGTGGTAGTGGATATTCAAATGCTACAGGTGTTGCCACTACTGGTGGTAATGGTAGCAGCCTAACAGTTGATATTACTGTCTCAGCAGGTGCAGTTACAGGGGTGACGGTTAACAATGCTGGATCTGGTTACGATATTAACGAAACCATTACGATTAGCGGTGGTGGTGGTAATGCAACTTTTGATGTTGCTAGTGTTGGTCGTGAAGATATTACTGGTTTCCGTACAAGATTTGAAAAGGATTTGAGACCAGGTGATGTAGTCACACCAACACTTTCTGATTTGGAAGGTACAAATACTCTTCGTGTTAAGAGAGTTGATCCTACTGCTATTGCAACAACTTCTGCAAATAGAAAGTCTACAGTTTTAGCGGGAGATGCAGTCTTCGATTATAGTGATCAAACTACTAGAATTGATAATACTTTGAAGGTTGGTACAGTTGCTGCTGGTCAATATAGCGAATTAGTTAGATTACGTCCGTTCATCTTCCAGAAAGATTACCAGAATGGAGAACTTTCTTTTGACCTTCCAGAAGATACGATGAAGTCTTTGAGTGATGAATCATTCTTTGTCTTTAGAAACTTTGCATCCAAGACTGTAACTTCAGGTTCTATTACACTTACTCTTCCTGAGACTGAAGCATTTGGTGCATTATCTGGTGATAATTATATTCTTACAATTATTGATAAGGGAACTTCTTCAGTATTTACTGATGGAGAGAATGTAGATATTGATGCACAAGTAGATGCTGGTGTACTATCAACATCTTTTGGTTCTGACAATCAGTCTTTCTCAATTAGTGGTCTTACTGGTATTGCTACAGTAACTCTTACAGCATTAGTTTCTAAGAATACTGTTGCTAAAAAGATCAAGACTGCTGCTAAGATGAGGACACTGAAAGTCATTAAAACTGACATAGATGTAGATACACAACCAACAGGTCTTACTTACAGTACTCTTTATGGAACTAGAGTTGAAGATTTAGATATTTCGTTTGGTGTTAATGATGTTTATAATATTCATGCAATATACGAATCATATGATGATAATGATGCATCTGCACCATATGTTGTTCTTACTGAATCAGTATTCTTTGCTGCAAGTACATTAATAATTGGTAAAACTTCTGGTGCTAGAGGTCGAGTTATTTCATTCTCTAACGCAGATTTAAAACTATATTATGTTGGTCTTAATGAAATTCCATTCATTACAGGAGAATCTATTACTGGTGAAAATACTGCTGGAGATGCTATCACAGGTATTATTGATGATACTGAGGGTTCTATTTTTGCAGGAAGTAAAGTTATTACTGATCAGTTTTCTCTTGAAGCGGGACAGAAAACAAACTTCTATGATGTATCAAAACTAATTCGTCTTCCTTCTACTGTAGCACCTACAAGAAGGTTACTTGTAATTTTTGACTTCTTCGCCCATGAAGCATCTGGTGATTATTTCTCAGCACAATCTTATAGTGGTATTCTTTATAAAGAGATTCCTAACTTCAAGATGGATGGTTCTATTAAGTATATTAGAGATCAGATTGACTTCCGTCCTGCTGTTAAAGAATTGAGAAATGGTTCTGGAACTGTAAGTGATCCTTATTATGTCAATTGTAGTACTTTTGACTTTGTTTCTAGAGTATTTGATACTACTGGTGGTACTAATGGTTCAACCATCTTTGATATTATGCAGGTTAACTCTTCGTTTAGAGCAGACTATGCATGGTATCTTCCAAGAATTGATAAATTATATCTCTCACATGATGGTCGATTAATTATAAGCAAAGGTGTATCTGGTTATTATCTCATCCCACCACCAAGGGTTGAAAATGCCATGCTTTTGGCAACTATTGAGTACAAACCATATGTATTTGATCCAGAAAGAGACATTCTGATTACTACAGAAGTAATTAGAAGATATACGATGAAAGATATTGGTGATCTTGAGCAAAGACTTACTCATGTTGAATACTATACTTCACTTTCAATGCTTGAATCTCAAGCAGAAAACACCAAGACTTATGACGAGAATGGATTTGATCGTTTGAAGAATGGTTATGTTGTAGATGATTTTACAGATCATACAACTGGTGATGTTCTACATCCAGATTACAAATGTTCTCTTGACTTTAGAGAGGGTCAACTACGTCCACAGCATTACACAACAAACATAGGACTTCAGTATAATGCAGCAGATTCCACAAATATTGTGAAGACTGCTGGTAATGTATTGATGTTACCTTATGAAGATGTTGCACTTATTACTCAACCATATGCATCTAGGACAGAAAATGTAAACCCATTTAACGTGTTTACTTTCATTGGTCGTATTGACTTAACACCTGCATCTGACGATTGGATTGATATCGAACGTGTTCCTGCTCGTGTTGAAAATATTGAAGGTGACTTCTCAAGTGTTTCTCAAGATATGGGTGTTGATCAAAATGGTTTTGCACCTGTTCAATGGGGTTCTTGGCAGACTAACTGGACTGGTGAAACATTACAATCAACTTCTCAAAATAGATCTTCTTCAGGTACATTTGGTGTTGGTCGTCAGTTAGGTTCTCTTGGTCATGGTCAGCGTCGTCAAGGTCTATTCTATCTACATGAACGTCGTACATTCCGTGTTGTAAACAATCAAGCACGTCAAGGTATTCGTTCTAGGGTTGTTCCTAAGATTGAGCGTAGATCTTTAGGAGATAGTGTTCTTTCTAGAAGTGCTATTCCTTGGATTAGATCTCGTAATATTGGTTTTAATGTTGATAGATTGAAACCACGCACAAGAATGTATGCATTCTTTGATGGTGTTGATGTAACTAATTATCTTACTCCTAAAGTAATTGAACTTATTAAAAACTCTGCAATTGATTCTCGTACTAATGAGACTCCATTTGTTGTTGGTGAAACTGTACTTGGAGAAACTTCAGGTTGTCAATTGAAAGTTATTGCTCCTGATGATGGATATAAAACTAATCCTTATGGTAAAGGTACAGAAGTTCTTCCTACATCATATGCTTCTCAAACAGCACTTTTAAACCATGATATAACTGCTATATCTGAAACTGTATCACCAGATTATTTTGGTAATATGCAAGTTGGAGAAATTTTAGTTGGTCAGACTTCTGGTGCTAGAGCAGTTGTTCAAGATCGTCGTCTTCTAACTGATAATGTTGGTAACCTACAAGGTACATTCTTTGTTCCTTCTCCTAAGAACGATGCTAACCCACGTTGGGCAACAGGTACTCGTGCATTTAGATTTACAACATCCGATTCAAATAGTAAGTCAATTGGTGCAGTAGATTCATCTGCTGATACTACATATGCAGCAACTGGTACATTACAAACTGTTCAGGAAAATGTTTTGGCAATTCGTAATGCTGAAATTGTTAGAGATACTGTTTCTGAAGATAGAGTTGTAGAAACAACTAGAACTGAAACACGTCAGATTGGTTGGTATGACCCTCTTGCTCAATCATTTATTGTTGAAGAAGAAGGTGGTACATTCCTTTCAGGTGTTGAAATCTTCTTTAACACAAAGGATGATAATATTCCTATCTCGATGCAGATAAGGACAATGGAAAATGGTTATCCTACAAAGACAATTCTTCCTTTCTCTGATGTTACTATAACACCTGATCAGGTAGAAATTTCAGAAAGTGCTGCCGTTGCTACTAAGTTCTCATTCCAAGCACCTGTATACATTAAGTCCTCTGTTGAATATTGTTTTGTTCTTCTGTCAGACTCTAATGAATATAAGGTCTGGATTTCTAGAATGGGTGATGTTGATGTAAGTGGTAATAGAACAATTTCTGAACAACCTTATGCTGGTGTTCTATTCAAATCACAGAACGCATCTACGTGGACTGCTGATCAATATGAAGATTTGAAGTTCACTGTATATCGTGCAAACTTTACTGAAACATCTGGAACTGTTGCTCTTAACAACACACCACAAGGTAAAGGTAATGGTGGTATACACAGGTTAATTGATAATCCAATTCAGACTATCAAACCAAAACTTGTCCTTACTACTGGTCCATCTGCTTCTCAATACACATTTAGTATTGGTGCTCGTATACTTCAACTTACTTCAAATGCTGCAGCAACTGTAGTTTCTTCTACAACATCCAACTCTGCTGCAGATACTATTACAGTAACTGATGCATCTGGTAATTGGTTACAAGGAACGTCTACTACTTTCCTTCTAAGATCTTCTGAAGCAATTGCAACTCAGGTTGTTGGTAGTGCATCTGGAACTTTGGAAGTTGGTGATGTTGTTACTGGTGCGACATCTGGATCCGTTGGTATTGTTAAGACTTGGAATGGATCTAATGCATTGGTACTTCATTATATTACTGGAGCATTTACTAATACCGAAACTATAAATGAGGCTGGTGGTTGGTCTGCAACTGTAACCTCTTCTACTGAAAGTGGTGATTCTTTCGGTTCATATCTTTCTGCTGCACCTACCTATGCAAGTGATGAGAAAGAAATTCTTGTATATCATAGAAATCATGGTATGCATCAACGTACAAATAATGTTAAAGTTGAAGGTGCGATTTCTGAAATTGCTAATACATCCTTAACAAGTGCATTAGCAGCAGCGGCAACATCAATCACTGTGGAGAACGCAAGTTTATTCCATCAAGTTGTAAATGGTGCTGCGATTAGTAATGCAAATCCAGGATACGTTAAGATTAATGATGAGATTATAACATACAATGCTATTTCTAGTGATGGTAAAACCATTACTGTTTCTACCTCTGGTAGGGGTACTAATGGAACTACTGATACAACACATGCATCTGGAGCAATTGTTGAATGTTATAGTCTTGATGGTATTCCTCTAATCGATATTAATAAGACTCATACAAGTATATCTTGTCCTTGGTTGGATACTTATATGCTTCATCTTAATGGTGTAGCAAACAATGGTATTCGTGCTGGTGGAAATATGATTTATGCTTCTCAGAATACACAGTTTGAGACTCTAACTCCTACTATTTCTGTAATGAATTTGCCTGAAACAGATATTACTGCTAGAATTAATACAACTACAGCAACATCTATTGGTAATGGAAGTGCTGTTGTTGATCAATCATCCTTTGTTAATGATGGTACTTATGAAGCAGTAACATTGAACGATCTAAACTTCTTCCCAGATCCTAAGATGATTTGTTCTGAAGTTAATGAGAATGCTAAATTAGATGGTCAAAAATCATTGACTATGCTCATTGATTTGTCTACCACAAAATCAACACTTTCTCCTGTTGTTGACTTAGATAGATGTTCGTTGATTACAACATCTAATAGAATCAATGCTTGGCCAGGTGGTTCTTCTCCATACGGTCAGCAAAGTGCAATTGATACATCACAAGATGTTTCTCTTCTACCATTAGGCGATCAAAATGATTGTGTATATATTACAAGACTTGCTCGTTTAATTAGAGAGTCTAGATCAATTAGAGTTGATTTCCAAATGTCTCGTCCACCAGAGGCAGATGTTAGAATTTACTACAGAGCATTTAGCACTGGAACTGGTGATGATATCGATTCTATCGGTTGGACACAAATGGATAAACCTCTTCAGTATGATGATTCTCCTAGTGAAGAAATTCTTTGGAAGGATTATTACTACGAAGTAAGTGGTTTAAACTTTAATGCATTCCAACTTAAGATAGTTCTAAGATCTGCTAATCAAGCAAGGGTTCCGTTAATCGCTGACCTTCGTGCTATTGCACTTGCAACATAATGATAGAGGATAATAAACCACATCCCCATGATAGTATGCCAATAGCAAATGGCACCAATAGATATGCACCCCCTGAAAAAATGATTGAATTAGAAGAAAACCCAAGACCTGAAGAAGAAATAGCAGATGACTGGTTTGAGAATGATACCTATGCTTCTCGCCATCAATCAACACCTGAGCACGAGAAAAGTGCTGAAGAAATAGTAACTATGCATGAGAAGATGTATAGAATGGCAAGATCAAAGTACAATCCATTTTCTGTAGGTGGATCGGAGAATATTCATGACTTCGATTAAAGATGATTTGCCAGAGTTGATTCCCGTGGAGGGAAAGGATGGTCTTTACAGGGATGTATCCTCTACTGCTATCGTAAAAGATAACCAAGATGAATATGATAAATATATGGCATCTTATAATAAGAGGCAAAAAGAAGCAGCTGATAAGCGAGCTTTACAAAATGAAGTTTCTGAGTTAAAATCAGAGATGAGTGAAATCAAATCACTTTTACTAACGTTAGTCCAAGACAAAAAATGACAGATGATGCAACCGCACCTGTAGAAAAGGTGTCTCAAGAAACGATGCTCCAACAGTTTAGAGATCGTTTTAATGCGGCAATTGAAGAAAATAAGCAGTTGTCAGAAAAAATTAAACAAAATGAAGTAGTTGCTTTGAAACTACAAGGTGCTATTGAGGCATTAGAATATTATCAGGACAACCCTCCAACTCCAGATATTCCTGCTGATAATGTAGAAAGTGAATCCACAGAGATTGATAACCTTACAACATAAAAGGAATGGATCGTAATTTTATTATAGTAGATAAATTTTTAGATGATCCAGACAGAGTAAGGCGTGAGGCATTATCCTTAGATTTTGATTTAATTCAAGAATCTGTGCCAGGTGTCAGAACATCTTCAGCTTTGGTTGGTGATCATCAGACAGAGGTAGAGACCAAACTAAAGACTATTTTCGGAGGAGAGATAGTATGGGATTGGACACAGGCTAGTTTTAAGTTTCAATCATGCCAAGACGGAACACAAACTTGGGTTCACAAAGATAGTCCAGAAGAACATCAAGGAGAGTGGGCAGGAGTATTGTTTCTGACTCCAGATCCTTTGCATGATGGTGGAACTGCTTGCTATTTGTCTCCTGATTATGAACCAAGGATGTCACGTATCGATCAGTCACATAGTCCAATTATAGATATGGGTGCAGGAAATGTTTACAACAGACTGGTTCTATATCGTGGCAAAGTGTTATATCATAGTAGTATTCTACCTGGTTTTGGCCACACGCTAGAAACAAGTAGACTCACACAAACATTCTGGTTCAATGTCAAATAAAAAAGGGGAGACATCAGTCTCCTTTTTTAATGGCATAAATAACTTGGAAGCATGTTCTCATAGAGTTGTCGTAAAAAATGGCAAATAGAATTCAATTAAGACGTGGTAATGGGCAAGAATGGCAAAACTCTAACCCTATCCTCGCTCAAGGCGAACTTGGTATCGAACTTGATACAGGTCGTTTTAAGATAGGTGATGGTGTCACCCCATGGAATACCCTTAGATATGAACGCCCAATCGAGTCAACCTCAAACACGGCAAACACTCTAGTACAAAGAGATAATGACGGTAATTTTTCTGCTGCAACTATTACTGCTACAATCATTGGTAATGCTTCAACAGCATCTAGATTAGCAAGTTCTAGACAGATACAGTTAATTGGTGATGTTGGTGGTTCTCAAATTTTTGATGGATCTGAAAATATTTCTATTTCAGCAGCTTTAGATCTATTATCTAGTTTACCTCACCACGATAATACGGAAACTAGTAATGGAACATATACAAAAGTTACTGTTGACGCTAAAGGTAGAGTTACAAATGCTTCAAACCCAACAACTCTTGCTGATTATAATTTAAATGGAACTGTAGAAGGTTCATCTGCACAAGCATATGATTTAGATTTAGTTGCTTTAGCAGGTCTTACTACTACAGGTTTTATTTCTAGAACTGCTTCAAACACAATGGCAACCCGTACAATTACGGGAACTGCTGGTAAAATTAATGTAAACAATGGTGGTGGTCTCGCTGGTAATCCCACTTTAGATCTTGCAACTACTACAGTAGTTGATGGTGATTATAACACTGAATCATTAACATCAGTATCTGGTGTTGGTAGTAATAGCGAACCTTTTGGAACTGAAACTGTAAACGCAGTTAAGTTCTCAGTTGATGATAGGGGTCGTTTAACATCTGCGACAAATGTACCTATTGCTACTGCTACACAAGGTACAACAGCAGCAGCATATAATGCAGGAACGACTTATGTTCGTGGTGATCAAATCACTAACGCAACAAAACTTTATCAAGCAATAGCAGGAATTGCTGCTGGTGCTGGTGCTCCTACTCATTCAGATACAAGTGATGCTGGATCATGGAGACATCTTGGTGCTGCAGCATCACCACAAAAAGGACTTGCTTCATTCGATCAAGAAGATTTTGATGTAACTGCAGGTGGTCATGTTACAATGGCTCTTGGTTCTATTGATAATGATCAATTACAAAATAGTAGAGTATCCTTTGCTGATGGTAATACAAAAGAAGACTTTGATCTTGATCAAGAACTAACTGCTACTACAGGATATCGTGGATTCAATTATCTCAACTATGTCAAGGTTAATGATACAAGCGGTAATCTACTGTTTGGTGCGAATAATACTGGTGATAGTGGTGCTGGAGAAGTTGATATTAATGCAAGACTTTATTTTAGTGATGCAGACATTACCTTCGATGGAACGGCTGCACAAACTTTAGACAAGACTGGAGATGGTAATTTAACGTTCCAGACTACACAGGACTCATCTTCTGCTAGAACATTAAGTATTTTAGCAACCAATGCTGGTACTGGTACTAGTGGTGTTGTTGTAACTGCAGAAGATTCTGTTGCTATTACAGCATCTGATGCTGCTGGTAAAGTACAAGTAGAAGCAATGTACTTCCAAGGAGACTATATTGCTTCCTCTGCTGCTACCATGATCTTGGATCCTGGTGATGATAGAGCAGTGGCTGGTAAAGTTCAGATAATGGGGGATTTACAGGTAGATGGAACGACTACAACAATTAATTCAACGATTACTACGTTGGATGATCCTATTATCACTCTTGGTGGTGATACTGCTCCAGGTTCAGATGACAACAAGGACAGAGGAGTTGAATTCAGATATTACGATGCTTCGGCAAAGGTTGGATTCTTTGGTTACGACGATTCAGCCGCAGATCTTGGAGGGCATACAGGAGCGTTTACATTCCTCTACGATGCCACAAATACCTCCGAAGTATTCTCTGGAACAGA